CAATAGCAAGAGGGGATTACATACTTATGGCACGCTCATTAGACGAAATAAAAGCTGACAAAGCCGCAGTTGATGCAAAGCTCGTTGACTGGCGCAAGCGTGTCCAGGCTGCAGATGGCGATCCTGCAAAGCAAGATGCAATACGTCAAGAGCGTGGCGCTCTTCTGGAGCAACAAGCAAACTACAGAAGAGAAGCAGCCGCTATAACCAATAATCCCACAACTGACAAATACGCAGGAGTGGATGCAAACTCTGGAAATCCAAAATATGTAAATTCAGAAGGCGAATTTTATACTTCAACAAAGACAGAACCAAGTGCCGAACAGTTAGCTGAATATAATAAAATAAACGCAGACTCGGTACCAAAAACACAACCACCGGTTGAAGAAAAGAAATACCCAGAAGTATTGCCAGAAACAAAGCCGGCAGAAACACCAGCTGCTGAAGGATCGTTGGCTGGTAACTCAGACTATAATACCACGGTGAATGATGGTCCTGCACAAGAAACAGCAGCAGACAATCAGGGCATGGTCAATGAAGATGCAATGCTTCAAGAAAATGAAGAAAATATAGATCCAAGCAATGCTCGTATAAACAATGCTGGATTAAATCGTGGCGGAACAAATTCCACCAAGACCTGGAACAGTGAGCCTACTATCATAAGCGGAGTTCGTAGCACAGCAGGTGTGCCCACAGACGAAGACTGGCGAGTACGAATCAGTCTACCACCAAGGTCAAGCCTTTTTTACAAAGAAAATTCTAGCTTCATGATGGGTCCAATTGCAAATAGCGATATCGACGGAATAGTATTTCCATACACTCCGGCAATTACTGTTTCACACAATGCTAGATATCAGGAACAAGGACTAACACACAGTAACTATAAAAGTTATTTTTATGAAGGATCCGATGTTTCGGCAATCACTATCTCAGGAGAGTTCACAGCACAAAATCAGCGCGAAGGTGAATACGTGCTATCTGTTGTTTATTTTTTAAGAGCATGTACTCGCATGTTTTTTGGACAAGAAACCAATGCAGGACAGCCTCCAACTATTGTGTTTCTTGATGGGTACGGAGACTACTACTTTCCACATGTGAGTTGTGTTGTTACGAACTTTACGCACACCATGCCCAATGATGTAGACTACATTCCACTGGTTGGTACTTTTGCTGGCACACGAGTGCCCACAATGAGCACACTAAGCGTAACGCTACAGCCTGTGTATAGTCGCAAAAGAATACACGAATCATATGGCACCAGCAGTTATGCACAAGGAGACTTGTCGGCGATACAACTAGGGACTAAAAAAGGCCCAGGAGGATTTTTATAATGGCTGTAGAATATTCTAAGTCTAGTCCATATTACAGGACTGAACGTTTTAGTAATTTTTTAGATGTACTTAAAACTAGGTCGTTTCCGGCAAGACAGGATGATGTGAGGTACACGATTGACCGAGTATACAAACACCGCCCTGACCTATTAGCATATGATTTATACGGCGATGCAAATCTGTGGTGGGTGTTTGCTACGCGGAATCCTAACGTATTAAAAAATCCAATTGGCGATTTTATTCCGGGCGTGGCAATTAGCATTCCTAAAAAAGAAACTCTTGTTACTGCACTAGGACTCTAATCAAATGGCAACAGCAAAAGAGTTAGATGCGCAATGGGAAGCACAGTATCTAGTAGTCAAGCAGAAGAACGACGAACGTGTTGCTGCCATGAAAGCCCTTGTGGCTTCTCCTGCTTATCAAAACGCCGATGCAGTTGAACGGTTAACATTACAGGCTGGCGGCCCAGCAAATGATGCTAGGTTGGCGTTTAACGCAGAAAATCAAAAACTCACAGCATTAAAATACGACCTCGATGCCGCTATAGCAGCTGAGAAAAAAGCCGCCGAAGATGCTAAAAATGCTCCACCCCCACAACCTGCTGAACAACAAAATGATACCGCTGCTGGAGCAGTTGAAGAAACGCAAGGCACAGTAGAAACAACTCCGTTGCCGGCCGACGAAGCTGCCCGACTTAACGGCGCTGATAACACAGATACTGAAGAGTCTCGTGGAGAGGATCCGGTTAACTTAACTAATAAAAGTGTACTTGCAGCCATTGGGGTACCAGATGATAATGAAAGTGCAGCTAAAACTGCACGTCTGAATAGAACCATGGAAATTACTCCCGGCGCTTCTTCAGAAATTCAAGTGGTACCTAACCCGTTGCATGCGTATTCGTCGTATACCTATGGCTTGTCCTGGCATATGCTTACCAAAGAGGATTTCAATTCCATGGCGCAAGATCCCAATGGAGACTGGAAGCCAGGGCATACCCTTGTGGCCAGTGCTGGAAAATACGGTGGCGAAGGCAGTGGATTTGAGCGCGACATAAACTTTCAAGATGATTTCTATTTTGAAAATTTTAAAATGAATTCTATCATTGGTAGTCAGGCTGGCAACGCAGGAACCAATGCTGTTGATATAAGTTTTACTTTAGTTGAGCCATATGGGATTACCCTAATAGATCGCATGATTGATGCGTGTGTCAATGAAGTTGACGGAAAAAATTATCTTGAGATTCCCTATTTGTTGGTGATTAATTTTTACGGATACGATGATGAAGGAATGGGCCAACAAATTGAGAATCAACGCAAGTATATTCCACTCAAGTTAATATCCATGGGAATCAAAGCTGGAATCAAAGGTGCTGAGTACACTATATCGGGAGTTCCTTACACGCACAGTGGATTCCAAGAATCTGTAGGAACAGCGCCAGCAAACTTTGAAGTGGTAGCCAGTACCTTGCAAGACTTTTTTAAAGACGATGCAACAGTGGATGCAAGAACCAAGGCCAGCTTCAACGAACGACAAGAAAGTGATGCAAAAGCTCAACAAAACGAAAGTGCTCAGGCCGAAGATGCACAGACCAGAGAAACAACACAAAAGAAAGATGCAACCAGTGGCAAGACTGATGCAGAGAAAAAAGAAGACTCTGGATACACCGTGCAAAGTTTCCCGGCCGCATACAATGCCTGGCAAGAGTTAACTGTAAAAAATAACCATGCTACAGACTTTAATACTATTAGTGTTAAGTTTGACAAAAAAATTCTTGACGCATTCAACGGCGAAGGTGGTAAGATCGTATATGAAAAAGCACAACAGAAAACTCAAGTAGCTGAAAAAAATTCCAAGAACCAAAAAGAACGAGCACAAACTGTACAGGCTGACGCCGGCAAACCAAAAGGACAGCCTGATTTTAAAGTTAGTAAATGGAACATCCGCGGTGGCGATAGCATAACCACTATCATTAATAGTGCGATGATAAATTCAAATTACATTCGCAAACAGTTAATAGATCCAACCATTGGTGTAGAACAAAACGCTGAAAAACTAGGAAAAGACTTGCTATGGTGGAAAATAGTTCCTTCAGTACAGATGAGAAAATTTTGCACAAAAACCAGTCGCTGGTTCATGGATATTACCTATCACGTGATATCCTACACAGTTAACAACAGGACTCATCCTAATGCGCCTAAGTCAATGCCCACTGGCTGGCACAAAGACTACCAGTACCTATATACTGGACAGAATGATGACATTATTGATTTTTCAATTGAGTTTGATACCGCATTCTATACCGCAGTAAGTATAGACCGAGGAAAGAATCAAAGTATTACAACCACTCCGGGTCCAGAGGAAGAAAACCTTGACGAGCAAGCACCGGGTAAAGGCAATAAGGATGCAACACAGAGTCCAGTTACTCCTCCCAAAGTAGTACTGGTAAACGAGCAAGCGAATGCCACTGCAGGTGGTCAAGCTAAAAGAGATGGTAAAAGCGTGGCCGCCGCAAGCCTTCAAGATCAACAGAACAATGGCGGCAGTGCAGACCAATTGTCTGTGCGTTTAAAAATTGTGGGTGACCCACAGTTTATCAAACAAGACGATATATACTATACTCCAGCAGCTAGACAATTTGACTCAGGAGAAGAAGCATATGGTGACGGAAACGTCGGAGGAGCCGATGGTTCCATTGCAACAGACGGCGGTGAAATACATGTTAGACTAAGCTGGAGGACACCAGTTGACATAGATGAAGAAACTGGTTTTATGCGATCTGACGGTAAGTACAGTGCATCTGCATTCAGTGGAATCTATAAAGTTATATCTGTTGAAAGTACTCTAGCACAAGGCAAGTTTGAACAAACTCTAGAACTGATACGATTACCTGATCAACCAAATGATTTTGGGTCTAGCGGAAATAGTTCCACAGATATCAGAACTGATATACCTCAAGCTATATCGGCGTCTAATGCAGACACTGGATTTGAAGCAGTTGACAGCGAAGGTGCTAATTCCGTAGAAGTACAAAAAACAAAAGTAATGACAGAACTTATGTCACCTAAGGATCCTCAGTCAAATGACGAAAATTCAAATGCTGGCCAAATAGAAAAAGCCAATGAAGATACCGAAGCGGTTGACCCTCAGGCAGAAAAACTTCAGGACGTGGTCAACAACGGTGAGACCATACAGTCAGTTGAAGATATTCCTGCAGACAGTCCAACTGTTGGTAAAGGAGTGGCAGAAGCAGGTCCAGTTACAACAACTGTTATTCCACCATATAAAGCAGCCACAGCGTTTGTTACATCTGCGGCCAGCACCAAAGTGCCTGACGTGATTAGCACGGCAGCCTCTAAGGCTAATATTCCAATAGATCAAATAGTATCAAATTCAAACTATACATCTGTATATCAGGCAGCATTGGCAAACAATACTCCTCCACTGTTGGCAGCAAAACAAGCATCGGACGCGGCCAAAGCGGCTATTGCGTTAGGAAATTAATTTAAGGACCAATATGGCACAAGATAGAATATACAGTAGTAAAGTTCCAAAACGAGCAACTCCAAGTGCGGCCGCAAATGCCAATATTGACCCAGGTCCGTACGAAGCCCTGATCAAGAACGTGGTAGATACAACTCGTGCTGGACGTCTACAGGTATGGATTCCAGAACTAGGCGCAGGTGATCAAGACGATCCTGCAAACTGGTATACAGTAAGCTATGCAAGTCCTTTTGCAGGTATGACCTATCAGCCCGACAATCTTAAAGGCGTTAAACTTAATAATTTTACATACGTGCAACATACATATGGATTTTTTGCAGTACCACCTGATATTGGAAACGTAGTGCTGGTGACTTTTATTGCAGGTGATCCTGGGCGTGGGTATTGGTTTGCATGCACCATGAACAAACTTGGGTTTGGTATGATTCCGGCGATTGCTGGTGGCACAAAAGATAAGATGGATATTGAGACTCTTGCTGCCGACCTTGAAAAATCGTTAACCGATGAATCTGTTTGGCCACTAAGTGAGTTCAATGAAAACGATGGAGAAAACGTTTCCGGCGAATTCATGACAGTAAAAAAGCCGCCACATGAATGGCAGGCCAGACGATATATCAAACAAGGTGTTGACCGCGATCCAGAGCGTGGTGCAGTAACAAGTTCTGCACAGCGCAATCTTCCAAGCGCAGTATACGGATGGAGTAGCCCGGGTCGTAAACTTTTAAATGATACTGCTGAAAACGAAACACTTAAAGGAAAAATAGACTCCGGCGATATCAAAGAAGGAGACTTGTTTAACCTAGGCCGCCGCGGTGGTCACCATATGGTTATGGATGACGGAGACTTTTATGGTAAAAGTCAGCTGATGCGATTCCGCACAGCAACAGGCCATCAGATACTCATGGATGATACCAACAGCAACATGCATATCATTAATAATGAAGGTACGTGCTGGATCGAACTGGCTGGTAACGGGCAGATGCATATTTTTACAGCTCAAGGATTTAATGTTCGTAGTCAAGGTGACATAAATTTTCATACTGACACTAACATGAACATACATGTTGAGAAAAAACTACAGATATATGCAGGCGAACAAATTGACATAAACACCAAGGTGTTTAACCAGATGAGCTCAGACTTGACCAAGATATATGCTTCTACTGTGCAAATTGGCGCATCCAGTACAATGAATTTGTCAGCTGCTGGCGTTGGTAGTTTCAAAGCAGGAGAACTATTGCAGTTCAGCGGAGGAAAGATACACTTAAATACCAGTCCTGCTCCTACCGTTGCTAAACCAGATGAAATACCAAAATTACTTCATGCAGATACTACATTTAATTCTGGTACTGGGTTGTGGGAAATACAAGCAGACAAGCTAACAAGCATTGTTGTAGTTGCACCAACGCATGAGCCATGGAAGCGAGAAGGTGGCACAAGCGAGTCTTCTGCGGTTGGAGGATAAAATGGCCAATGTTAATCAGCAAGCTGAGATAGTACAGCAATTTGAAGAAGAAGAATGCGTACCTGGCAATGTTGTGCGTGATCGTGCAGGCCGCCCGATAAAAAATGCTGACGGAAGTTATAAAACTTCAGGCGATGAAAAATTGGACCCAGGCCCACAGAGTGCGCGGTCACAGGGACTTTATATTGGTAAAGACATACCAAAAAGTCTACTGGTTACTGAGAAAAATCCAAGCCCACCAGGCGGAGTAGGAAGACTAAATCTTCTACGCACAAAAGCAGTAATGACCGTGATTGGCAAAGCAGTGAGCGGATTTAGCTACTCATTTGTTAGTGGTGCTCAGCAGGTTGGCAAATATCAACTGGATGCAGATTTTTTAACATCGCTAGGATACATTAAACCGGACTACTATGCTCTATACGGTCGTGACGCAGTTACACAAACTGCTGCCTGGACTGGGCTCGACGGTGTAACAAGTTTACAAACATGGACCATTAGTTCTGGAATCCAAGAAAAAGCCATGCACAAGTTGTTAACTCGAAATTACGAAGCAATGAGCAATAACGGATCTATCAAAACTTTGGACAATCTTTGTACCATTGCTGGGATGTTATGTGTTGCACACATACTAGGACCGGGTATTGGTACTGAAAAAAATCCTGGCGCTAAACGTTGGAGAGAAACAGGTGGTGGCCAAAATGTCAACGGATTTACTGGAACTTACTTTTTTGCACTAGGACGGTATGCAATTGACGTCCTAGCCTCTAAATCATAACGAATAAATAACTAATCATGGCAATGTACAAAGGGTTTAGCACATACAATAGACTGAGAAAATTCAAAGTTACAGACTTTGAGTTAGTTCAGCAAGATATTTTTAATCATTTTAACATCCGTAAAGGTGAAAAGTTGATGAACCCAGACTTTGGCACCATTATATGGGGTATGCTATTTGAACCTTTTACGGATTCAGTGCGCAAAGCTATCACAAACGATATTAAACGCATAGTTACATACGACCCCCGGGTTGCGGTTGATACAATTCAAATTGATGAATTTAACGCCGGTATACAAATTACCATTACTCTAACCTATCTAGTTGAAAATAAAACTGCCACGCTTTCATTCAATTTTGATCGCGACAGCCGCACGGTGTCACGCGGCGTGTTTGGCGTCAACACTAATTAAAACACCATATTTTGCCAGTGAATAAATACATTGAAATGGATAAATTCATATGGCCGCTACCACAAGACAAACAAATTTACTGATCCAGCAGGACTGGAAAAAAGTCTATCAGAGCTTTCAAAACGCTGACTTTCAAAGCTACGACTTTGAAACCTTGCGTAAAAGCATGATTGACTACTTGCGTACATACTATCCAGAAGATTTTAATGATTTTTTAGAAAGCAGTGAATACGTAGCACTCATTGACCTGATTGCATTTCTAGGGCAATCACTGGCTTTCCGCACAGATTTAAATGCCCGCGAGAATTTCTTAGACACAGCAGAGCGCAGAGACAGTGTGCTAAAGTTAGCTCGACTGATCAGTTACAATCCAAAACGAAATATTGGTTCAAGTGGTCTTCTAAAATTTGACAGTGTAAGTACGAGTGAAAATGTTTTTGATTCCAATGGGTTAAATCTAAGTAACATTTCTGTTTTTTGGAATGATCCAGGCAACGACAACTGGCAAGAACAATTTGCAATTATTTTAAATGCAGCAATGATAGATAGTCAAGTTGTTGGTAAGCCGGGTAACACAAAAACTATTGCAGGCGCAAGAACTGAAGAGTACAGTGCAAATCTGTTGCCTAATATTATTCCAGCTTTTAAGTTCCAGCAGAACATTGAGGGAACTGCAATGAATTTTGAGGTAGTGTCGGCTACCAGTGTTGACCAAGAGTATCTCTACGAAAAAGATCCTAACCCTAGCAAAATATTTAATTTTCTCTATCGCAATGATAACCTAGGAAATAACAGCAACAACACTGGCTGGTTTGTTTATTTCAAACAAGGAGACATCAACACAATTGACTTTACAATAACTGACAGTCTTCCTAATCGCATTGTGTCTATCAACGTAGACAACATCAATAACAATGATATTTGGCTGTTTAAACTAAACAGTTCAGGCACGCCTGGCGACAAATGGTCCGAAGTTCCTAATGTGGCTGGATTTAATGTTATCTATAACACATCAGTTGAAAGAAATATTTTTCAAGTGAATACCAGAGCTAACGACCAAATTGATCTAGTATTTGGTGATGGCGCATTTGCAAACATACCAATTGGTACCTATAGATTGTTTTATAGAACCAGTAACGGGTTTAATTACAAAATTAATCCTGAGGAAATGCAAAATGTATCTATTCCGGTAACCTATGTAAGTCGTAATGGTCGTGCTGAAACTCTAACTATCAAAGCAAGCCTTCATTATACGGTGAACAATGCCAACACTAGAGAAACACTAGAAGAGATTAAAACCAAAGCACCACAGCAGTACTATACTCAGAACCGTATGGTAACTGGCGAAGATTATAATATCCTGCCGTTTACTAAGTTTAGCAACATTTTAAAAATCAAAGCCACCAATCGTAACAGCAGTGGCGTTAGTAGATACCTTGACACAATTGACGTTACTGGCAAGTACTCTAGCACTAATATATTTGGTGAAGACGGAGTATTGTACAAACAAGAGACTATTGAAGCGCAGGAGTATGTTCCGCCAACATCTGGTGACGTGGTGAGCAGTCTTAATGAAGTTATTAATAATTCTTTATTAGTAGATAACTTTGTTCCGTTTAGTCAGTTAATTTACGAAAAGTTGCCTCGATATACCACACGTGACGCTACAGTTAACGGAACAATTTTTGATGCGGCCTGGACTCAACTAACAACTGGTACCAATCAGTCTACTGGATTTTTTGCAACCAGCACAAACTATAATTCAGCAACTTTGACAGGAACGTTTGCAACTCCTTTAAAAACAGGAGAAGCATCTTCAAATGCAATGCGGTTCATACAAAAAGGTGCAATCATAAAATTCAAAGCAGCGGCTGAGATCCTCGGAAATCCAAAGTACTTTGACAAAGCCAACGACATCCAGACAGGTGCGCCTAACAAAACAGGTGACCGATTATACATCTATGCAACTGTTGTAAAGATAACCGGTGATGGTACAAATGGCGGGATTATAAAAAACAATGTCGAGGGTCCTATCACCCTTAGCACGTTTATTCCTGATGGCGCATGTATTGAAGAAATTATTCCTAAATTTTATAATGTAATTCCAATTGACGTACTCAGAACGACTGCTACGTTAACAAACGGCAGGAAAAACTTTGGACTTAGATTTGACCAATTAAAGCAAACCTGGGCCGTGATACAGCCACAAAATTTGAAACTAACACAGACATTGAGTACATTGCTTGGCAATGGAATTGTAAATTCAGAATACAACGGCAATACCGCCGGGGATATAACAGCCAGTAGCCTTGACAGTAGCTGGTTAATTGCGTTTGTTAGCGGACCATATGGTTATAAAATTTATTATCGACAAGTAAATTACATATTTGAAAGCAAACGAGAAACAAAATTCTACTTTGATCCTAAGGTTAGGGTGTACGATCCAAAGTCTGCACAGGTGATCAGCGACCAAATTAAAATTTTAAGATCAAATTCATCTGCTGACAGCACCGGTCCAATATACGATGATAAAATTTATTTTATCTACAAGATGATAATTGACCCTGATGGGTTTGAAAACACCAGCAAGATACTATTACAATTTCCGGACAGCAACAGAGACGGAGTGCCAGACAATCCTGACCTGTTTGAGGAAATTGTAGCACCTAATGTAAATGTTCAAAATAAAAAAATATTCTTTGAGAAAAGCTATAATAGTAACAATTATATTCAATATACAATTATCAACGAAGGCATAGTTGAAACAGCATTTGCTTCACAGACAGACATTGTGGCCGTTTATAATCAGTACGACAATGGGCAGATATTTTATGCGTACGGGGAAAACTTGTTTTATACGCTGGTAGTTGCAATAGTACAAGGCATAGAAACTAGAACATTGGTTTCGTCGGCAAACGGCGAAACTTATTTGCTGTTGCCCGGTCGCCAAGACCTGTATTTTCAATATAGACACACCAGTCCTGCAAATCGTCGTATTGATCCTAGCCCTAATAACATCATTGATTTATTTGTGCTAACAAAGCAATATGCAGCCAGTTACCAATCATGGATACAAGATACGTCAGGAAAAATTGTTCAACCGTTGTTACCTACAACCGAAGATTTACAATTAGAATTCAGTGAACTTGAATCCTACAAAGCAATTAGCGATAGCCTGATATACTCAAGCGCAAGATTTAAACCATTGTTTGGCGCCAAGGCCGATCCGGTACTTCGTGCTACATTTAAAGTGGTAAAAAATACTAATGTAGTAATAAGCGATAACGATATCAAGGTAGCAGTTGTTTCTGCTATCAACAAATATTTTGATATTACAAATTGGGACTTTGGCGAAACATTTTTCTTTAGTGAACTAAGTGCATACTTGCACAGCGCACTAACACCAAAGATCTCCAGTATTATTATTGTGCCAACCAGTACCGGGTTGTCATTTGGTAATCTGTATCAGATTAATGCCGAACCCGACGAAATCGTTGCCAGCGCCGCCACTGTGGATAATGTAGAAATAATTTCTGCTATCACGGCTGCGCAACTACTGTGATTTTTAAGACCTTAAATAATAGATAGACCTTGAGAGAATAACATATATGGCCGCTGCAATAAAAAGTATCAATTTCCTACCAGAAATTTTTAAATCTGACGCAAATAGAAAATTCCTGGCGGCGACAGTCGATCAGCTGATTTCTGAACCAGACTTTAAAAGAATTGATGGATACATTGGGCGAAAGTTTGCTCCTAACTATCGTGCAGGCGACAAGTACGTTGAGGAACCAACTACCGATAGACAAAATTATCAACTTGAACCTAGTTTAGTTGTACAAGATACCGACGCTGCAAAGTCAATATTATTTTATTCTAGTTATGTTGATCTATTACAAAAAATCAAATACTACGGTGGACTAACAAACGACCACAGCCGTTTGTTTCAAGGTGAAAGCTACAACTTTGATGGCATGTTTGATTTTGACAAATTTGTTAACTTCAATCAGTACTATTGGTTACCAGACGGCCCTCCTGAAGTTGTTGTTAGCGCAAGTAGCAATATCAATGTATTAGATTTTACTGTTGTTAGGGACAGCACACGTCAAGCATACACCATAACTGGATACGGAACTGATGTTAATCCAATTGTTACATTAGTTAAAGGTACCACTTACACTTTTAAAACTACCCAGGGTGGATATCCATTCTGGATTCAAACTTTACCAGGAGCATCTGGCACACGCTCAACAGAAGCCGAAGTACAAATAAGATCAGTATTTGGAGTATCTAACAACGGCGATGATTTTGGTACTATAACTTTTAGTGTGCCAGCATCAACTGCACAAGATACTGCACGTCTTGCTGAACGTGTGGCAGAAGTTGACTACGCTACCACGCTGACATATGCACAAGTACAAAATCACCTATTAACCATTGTAAAAAAATCAGGTGGAATAGACGGTGCCGCGTCAACTGCACTCAATGGTCGAACAGTGATTTTTTTAAAACAAACAACCGAACACGACGATTGGACAGATAAAGGTGTATTTGACTTTGATCAATTTGATCAGGACCCCGAATCTCAATATCCTTTTGAAGCCGGAAGTTTGTTGGCGCCCGATGCTCGATATGGAATTTTTAGAATTAGAATCCTTAACGACACATTGATTAGATTTGAACCAATACAAGAAGTCAGCATAGGTAAAAAAGTTTACATTAAAGGCGGAACAGCCAATGCTGGAGTTGAATACTTAAAAAATTCCGAAGGATTTTGGCAACTTATTAAACCAATTACTGCTCCATTAACTGAACTATACTATCAAGATGGCGTAAACAATGCGTTTGCTGGAACATTTAAATTAGTCGAGCCAGACTCTGCACAGATTGATGTAACCGTTGAAATCATTGGTAAGAAAAATTATACCAGTCCCAACGGTGTTAAGTTTACCAACGGAATGAAAATTAGATTTGATAACACAGTGATTCCGACTGCATACACAAACAATGTATATATTGTCGAAGGTGTTGGCAGAAGCATACGCTTGGTGAGCATTGGTAATCTAGTAGTGCCAGAAGAGTACGCACTGGCGGATCAATTGGGTACTCCTGATTATCTAACAGTCAGCAGAGGTAGCCAAGATCTAAACGCCTGGAGTCGTAGTAACCGCTGGTTCCACAGTGAACTAATAACTTTGGCCGCAGAGTACAACAATGATCCAATGATACTGGAAACAGTTGCACTTCGCGGATCACGACCAATTATAGAATTTGATCCTGACCTGTATCTTTACAATTATGGGCAACGGGCTAAGGCCCCTGTGGATATATTAGATTACACAGTGACTGACGCATTTAATCAAGTTGAAGGACAAGAAAGTTATGTTATACATTTGCCTAATAACATTACTCGTCCGTTAACAGCTGGTACAAGAATAATTTTTGCCGGAGATCGAGATACTGAGATTAAAAATAAAATTTTCAAGGTAGATTTTATTACCATCGCAGAGCGAACCCAGATTCACCTGGTGTCTCAAAACACTGAGTTACTTCCAACTTATCAGATACCGGAAGTACAATTAGTTGAAAATGTTGAAGTAGTATTTGTTGGTGGCAATCCAGATGAACCTGCTAGAGCAAATATAACAGTAGATAGTGTCACAGGAACAATTACTGATATTGTTTTTGATAGTTTTGGTTCAGGATATAGAAGTCTTCCTACTGCTACATTTGTTGGCGGCGGTAATGGCACGAACGCACAAATTGATGTTACCTTAGCAGATGGTATAATCAGTGAATTTAATTTGGTATCAGGTGGTATAGGATATGCTACATCACCTGTTTATAATTTTATTCCTACGGTTACTTTTGCCAGTCCGGTGCCCAGCATCGGTGCAAGACCAGCAGTTGGTACTGCAATAATGGCTCCGACTACTGTAGCAAATGCAGTGGTAAATTACAGTGGACTTAATTACATTGCAGACCCATCGGTTAAAATTGAAACAGTTTATACTGAGCTTGCGCAATTTGATGCAATATTTTCAAGATACAAATATGTTGATTATGTCCGCATAATCGAAGGTGGGTCAGCAGTAGGAACAGCGCCTACGATAACTATTTCTAGTCCTAATAGCCTAGAAACTACTACCACTTATGCAAACACAGCAACATTTACCAACAGCATAGTTGATCTAGTAAGCAACTCGGGGCTAACCAATGGATTGTTAGTGTATGCCGATGGAGTCACTGGTGGTACAACTATTAATACCGTAGGCGGTAGCAACAAGATTGTGCTATCAAATGCAGCCAATCTTTCTAATGGTACAAAATATGTTTTTAAACCAGCTGGCGCAACCGGGATAACACTAACAGAAACTTATGCTAATACTATTATCTTTTCAGACAGTAACGTACGAGTCCAAGGTACCGTTGGTGTAAGCATTGGATGGAATGTGTACGGCGAAGGTATTCCTCGCAATACCACAGTGGCCGACATCAACACAGACGGAGTTACGCTTCAGTTAAGCAACTCTGCTGTATTGCGTAATGGTAGAACGTTAGTTATAAAACCTTCAAGTACCACCACAGTCACAGTAACAGAAACATCAAGATTTAATAAAATTATCACAGTTGATACCACGGCAATGGCTGGCCAGAACATGTACGTTACTGGCGGTGTTGCTCCAATCAACATAAGCTCAATAGTATTAGGAAACCCAGTGGTGATCACCACGGCTTCTGCACATAATCTATTAGATGGAGATAAAATTGTAATACGTGGAGTACTAACAGCAACCGACTCTGAATTAAATGGCGGTATATACTGGGTCGGAGCAACTGATGCCGTAACCCTGATACTCTACAGTGATTCAGAATTACAAAATACACTAGATGGTCGAAACTATACTCCGTATGTCAGCGGAGGATATGTAGCCGGCTTTACTGTTGAATATGGAATAACCGTAGGAAAAATCTTAAGCGAAACACAACTAGAACTAAGCAGTGAAGTAAGTGTATTAGCCGGTACTACATTGGCATTTATTGGCAAAACTGCAACAGCTACTCCAGTTAGTAACGGAATATCGTTATATTCCATTAACATAACTGAGCACGGATCGGGCTATCTAACCCCACCGTCTTTGTCTTTTACCTATGCAAGCGGTACCGCTCCAACTGCTACTGCGGTATTAAACGATGATGTACTTGAATACTTTAAAGTAGTAACTCCTGGCGCCGGATACCAAATTGGAAATAATTTAGTATCTACGATCGTTAGTACTGTGACTGCTACTATATCTGATAGCACAGCAAACGGAAGTCGTTCACTGACGTTTGCATCAGCAGCTGATATTGCTTATATTAATCAAGGATGGATTGCTTTACTGATACTAGAAGAAAATCAAACTATACGATACACTGATTTTAGTCGAGTTCCTTATGTGAGTACTGGCGTAACTGGTCCCGACCCAGATAATTTTATGACCTATATGGATGTAGAATTAACTAACGCTACGATTTTAAAAGTTGAATCAATTGATGAAAATGTAATTACGCTAGATGGAGATATTAATTCTCTTGATGCAGACGGCGAACCTATTAGTTTGCCTGCAGGAGCTAAAATACTTTTTACCGCTAAGAGTAGATTTTTTACAGAAGAGTATTATGCCACAAGCGATCCGATTGGGGAAACTAAATCAAATTATTTGATTCGAACTCCTATAACAGATAGTGCAACAATATTTTTAAACACCATTGAAGGTATTCAGTATGGTATGAGAGTACGTGACCTAGCAGGCAATTTACCCGACGGTATACGTGTGATATCAATGGATATTGTTAACCAGGCTATCAGAGTATCACAAAGAGTAAACAGTGTAGCTGGAATTCCATTGGCATTCAGCATGGAAGGATTGATTACTGCAAACTTATCTTCAGCAAAAATACTAAAAATACAAATAGAAGACAGTGGTGCAGAATATACATCGGCACCTATTATCACAATTGAGCCAGCTATTCCGAGTGTCGAGAAAATTGTTTCCAGTACTGGAACCGATACAGTACAAGTTGATAGTCTTGATGGCATTGTGGTCGGAATGACAGTAACCAGCGAGTATGGCATTGATGGTAGCGGAGTTACAACTGGCTCAACTGTGCCAAGAGTGATTGGCACAAGCACATTACAAACAGGTACAGCAACGTTTGAATATTTTGTACAACTAAATCAAGTTCAACCAGTATTCCAGGGGCTGTTGACTAATTTTGCATTAAGCGCCAAGGCATTGGCAAAAATTGAAAGTTTAAATGTAGTACAGACTATAACAGATGATCCTACTCCTGACACATATGAAGAGGATGACACTGTATTAATTGCGTTACCGACCACTGGTCAATCTGCAATCAAACAACGACAAGTTGGAGTGAATACCTATAACCAGTACTGGTTTAACGGAACCAATTGGTTACCGGCACAACAAAAAGAAAGTTACAATCAGGCACCACTGTTTGATGTCTTTGATCTAGCCGGATATTCTGCTACTGATACGTCAGTATATGTTGGTAGCAAATTTTTTGGAACAAAATTATTTTCATACAAAATTGGAACTGGAACAATCGATCCTAAATTAGGATTTCCACTGAGTTATAAAAATTTCCAGAATGTTGGAGACATTGAATTTGTTAATAATTACGATACAGAAACATTCCAGTATCTATCAAACAAGTTAGAAATCAGCAAAGATACTAATACAATGTATCTAAGGCAAAAAGTTTCCAGCGGCTTCCGTTATAGAAATATTTGGACAAAGCTGGCAGAACCAACAAAACAATATCAGATTATCACTCATGAGTTTGATGGACTGACTAATTATTTTGAAATCGATATCTTGCCCGCAGAAAGCAAGACTATTCCGTATACCAAGGTATATGTTGACAATGAGATAATTGATCCAACTCAATTTGAAATTGCAAAGCACGGCGGAAGATATGCAGTTATAATCGATCAAACTTTATTGTCGTTTGATCCAGCAAGCAAAGTTGACATACTGATCTACAGTGGATCAGCATCGTCAATTGGACATTATCAGTTGCCAACTAACCATGATCAAAATGCAGAAAATTTAAATTTTAGTTCTCTGACTCTTGGACAATTAAGACAACACCTAACGATCATGAGTACCAGCCATTATGGAATGTCCGGTGCCGTGCTAGGAAAAAACAATCTTAGAGACATAGATATTAAACCCTGGCAAGGTGCTATTGTACAACATGCAAGCCCTGCAATATACAGTTCTGTATTCTTAGGTGACAAAGGACTTGAATTCATTGAAGCAATTGAATTTGCGCAAAAAGAATATACTAAATTTAAAAATAAATTTATTGATCAAGGAGTTAAATTAGACATAGATCCTAGAGATATTCCTGCAGCAGTTGATATATTAATGACTGCAATTAATGTAGGAAAAAATACCAGTATGCCGTGGTACGACAGCGATATGATACCTTACGGTACCGCGGCGGTTATCACGAATATTCCAATTGTTGACGTTAGAATGCGCCGCTATCAATTGCCTAGTGCATTTGACGACACGGTATTGAGCAGAAGATCAGTTTTAATTTATCTTGAAGATTCAACTAATCCGCGTGTTAAACAACAGCTGATTAAAGGCATCGATTTTACTTTTAATGCTAACCTTTCAGCTATTGATCTTGCAGAAACTCTAACGTTAACATATACACAAAAATTACGAATTGTTGATAGACCATCAACGGTTGGGTGTTATGTTCCAGAAACTCCGACCAAACTTGGATTGCATCCTCGAAACATTCCACGTATATACGTTGACGACACTTATCAAATACCAACCCTTGTGATTCAAGGCCATGACGGCAGTATCACTCCGGCGTTTAACGATATCCGCGATCAGTTGCTGTTAGAACTAGAACTAAGAATCTACAACAACATTAAGGTCGATTATCAGACTGCTTTGCTGGATATAGTTGATTCAATACCAGGAAAATTTAGGTCTGTTAACTATTCTAGATCTGAGTTTAATCAGTTGCTAAGTAAAAATTTCCTAAGATGGGCCAGTGTAGGAAAAGTAGATTACAATACCAATGCCACGTTTGAAAGTAACAACGCATGGACCTGGAACTACAAATACCTTAAAGATTTCACTGGTGAATTTGTGCCTGGATTCTGGAGAGGCATTTATACATATTTTTACGATACAGATAAACCTCATGTTGCACCCTGGGAGATGCTAGGGTTTAGTGAACGTCCAAGTTGGTGGGAACAAAGTTATGGTCCTGCTCCTTATACAGGAGCAAACACCGTACTCTGGGACGATCTAGAACTAGGGTTTATTGCAGGTGGTCCTCGCACAGGCTTTGACCAACGATTCGCACGTCCAGGACTAAGCAAAGTAATCCCAGTTGATGAATTTGGAATGCTAAAAAGTCCCGAGAGAGTTCTGTTGTCAACATTTGACTCAACAAGATTGAGCAGTAGCTGGGCTATAGGAGATGCAGGTCCTGCAGAATCAGCATGGCGTAGAAGTAGCTCTTACCCATACGCACTGCAAATTGCAATAGCACTAAGTCGACCAGCATTTTATTTTGGAACACTTTTTAATATATCAACGTACAAACGTAACCTGGCAGTTGATCAATTGATGTTAACATCTACTAATCAACGAGTAAGAAAAAATACATTTTCTATACCAGATGACGGAGTTAATTCTGGCAGCGTGGTGTTCACCGCAGGATATGTTAATTGGGTACGTGACTGGTTTAGTAGCAAATCAATTGATGGCACTGCTAAAATTAAAAAGTTAATCCAGTCGTTGGAAGTGAAACTTAGCTATAAAATGGCAGGGTACAGTGATGGTAAACTTTTAACAATATTAGCTGATCAAAGTTCTCCGTCGAGCGGCAGTAGTAATATAATAATCCCTCAGGAAAATTATAAAATTTTCTTGAATAAATCTGCACCACTATCACGTATAGTATACAGCGCGGTAATCATTGAACGCACTACCACTGGGTTTAGTGTGTCTGGATACAACCTTGACAATCCATATTTTACAATTATACCAAGTGATCCAAATGGTAATTTTTACTCTATCAAATCTATAAATGACACTGCGATAGTCTATAGAGATTTCCAACCTGTAAAACTAACGGTGCCATATGGATTTGAATTTTCATCAAGACAACAGGTAGTAGACTTTTTAATCAGTTATGGACGATATCTAATTGGTCAAGGCATGGTATTTGATACCTTTAGTAACGATCTAGAAACAAATCAAGATTGGTCGCTAAGTGCTCGCGAGTTTTTAACTTGGGCGCAACAAGGATGGAAAGCCGGAAACTTAATTATCCTAAGTCCAGTGTACAATGCCATTAAAATTATCAATAAAAATGGTGTGATCGATTCGGTTGACGGCAACCTAAACGGAAGCAAAGTCTTAGACCAAAATTTTGTTAAAATAAAAAATAGTCAATTTACTGTGCTTAGAGATGAAAACACATTCTCTTTAACATCTGTGTTTGGACAAACAATTGGCCTGGCTGATCTGAACTTAGTTCAGTACGAGCATGTTTTATTATTAGATAATACCACAGTGTTCAATGATATTATGTATCAACCAGAATTAAACAACAGACAGTATCGTTTGAGATTGGTAGGCAACAAAGTCGGGTCGTGGACCGGACAACTAAATCCAGCTGGATTTATATACAACACTGACACAGTTGATGCATGGGTAATGCAAACAAATTATAAAAAAGGCACATTAGTTAATTTTAAAGAAAATTACTATTATGCTTCTAGTGATGTACCTGCCGCAATTGACTTTGATTTTTCCTATTGGACTCCAATTGAAAAGTCTAGAATCAAAACAGGACTGTTACCAAACTTTGCTTATAATGCTGAGAAGTTTAACAACATCTACGATCAGGACAATCGTCCTGTAGATCTACAGTTGAATCAATTGAGTCAAGGTGTAACCGGATTCAGAGATCGATCTTACTTCCAGGACTTTAAACTAGATGTAACATCTCAGGCTAAATTCTATCAAGGATTTATTAGACAAAAAGGATCAATTAGTGCAATTAATGCATTGACTACTGCGACTTTTGAAAACCTAACCAGCGATATTACGCTATACGAAGAATGGGGACTACGTGTTGGTGACTATGGTGCATTAGGAAGCAACCAATCAATTGAATTCCAATTGAATGAAACTCAATTTACCAACGATCCATCGACAGTTGTACTGATCAATAGAGGAGAAAGTTCAACAGATGGAGTGATAAACGTTACACCATTGGAATTATATCGTACTACGGAAGATAAATTTAATCGTGACCCTATACAAACACGAGCCGATATCAAACCTCGAGTGGGAGATGCAGTTACAGCTGGATATCCAAGACTTGACGATGTTGATAGCACTATATTTGATCTGTCAGACTACCAAGACTACAGTAGCCTAGTCTCAGAGATTGGTGCAGGATTTAAACTTTGGGTAGCCAAGGATTTTAATAAAACCTGGAATGTCTATAGGGCAACAGAAACCAACGTATTAATTAACGAATTACAAATTGGGCTCGACAGCCAAATTACAATTAATGTGGATATACCTCATGGATTAGTAGTAGATGATTTAATTGTTATTAAGAATTTCACCGGTGGACAATTTGATGGATTCTATAGAGTCATATCTACCCCAACTGCTATCTCGTTTGTAGTTCAAGGTTATAAAAACATAGCAACATTAAGAGCACAACAAAGTATATCTGGACTAGGTGTTCTGTTGGTCATGATATCAGTTAGGTACAACCGTATTAACGAGTTAGTATCAACTGTTCCCTTACACGGCTGGAGAAATAAAGATCGTGTGTGGGTTGACAACGATACCGCAAATAATGTTTGGGCAGTATTTGAAAAAACTGATGGATGGCAATTTGACCGTGTGCTTCCTGTTCGTCAAGGAGATTGGCGAGTTAACGAAGGCTACGGCAGCGCATTAAAGATCAGCAGAGACAACAGTTTGATATTAGCGGCTGCAAAAAATTCGTCTAGCGGATCGATCTCCGGCCTAAGAATTATTCATCCTGGGTTCTTATATGATGTAACAGAAGCTACTTTCAGCTTACCATTAGTCGATGGCGGGTCTCGCGCCACAGTGGACATTGACGAAGTTAGCTCAACATTATTATATACAAGAGTTACTAATAGTGGTAGCGGATATACCCATGAACCAAATGTAGCGATAAGCGATACTTCTACACTGGCCACCACGTATCTAGGTAACGTGTGGAATAACAGCACTCTTACAGTAACCACTCTAACCGAAACAAATACAAAAACAGCATTGTTAGATGCATATCCTACCCGTGCCAATATTATATTAACCAATGTCAACGACATCTGGGTTGGGGATACAGTAACTGGATCTGACGGGCAGGGGAATTCAGTTCCTGGAACTACATTAGTGGCCAACATTAACTACAACACTAATATGGTTACATTGACAAACAGTTTCCAGTGGAATATTGCAAGTAATCCAAACTTAACATTTACAAGATACAAAGTTCATGTTGGGGATATAGTAACTGCGATCGACAACGTTGGAAACGTTGTTGGTGCAGAAACTACTACTGTAGAAAGCATTGGTACACTAACAAAT